GGGGGGGAGTTGCACCCCCCCTACGGTCTTCCGGCTCGTCTACCCATCCACCCAAATTCGGTTGCCGACGTGATTTGCGCGCCCCTACTCGGATCACAGAACCGTACGCTTAACCACATCCTTAAGACGAATGATTGTATCCATGCCGACCTCCATGCTGATAGCAATGCCAAAGACATCGAATTTAAACACAGTGATAACGAGCAGGGACGCAAACCACGTCACAACTCTCTTCAGGGTCTCAGGGGCAAACTTTACCGCCGAACTGAATCCCAAAGCTAAGATAGTGGGCGAGCCTGAAGGCTGCAAGTCAGTTACCCCCTCGCCAGCGGTGCCACGTTCCAGAACAGCACCTTGCCGGGGCCGCGCATCGCGACACAGAACTCCCAAGCCTTCGCGTCGTAGTGCGGGTCTGCCGGAAACGGCGCTCCGATCACGGCGCGGTCTCCGAACTTCTTCGGATGCACATGAATGCGCGCCCCTGCCACGTCGCGAGGCGACAACTCCCGCCCGATCTGGACGACATTCCGCTGCGCGTCCGGCCATGCGAGTGCAAGCCCGCGCGCCAGCACGCCCGATCCGGCGGCGCACCAGACCTCGTCCGGAGCCTCGCCCGTCCTCAGCGCTGCCGCCGCGATGGCTTCGGGTGCCCCGGGAAAGTCGGCACCGAACGGGATCAGGAAGGCTCCGGTTTCCCGGCAATAGGCTTTCGCCCGCGCCTGCACCACGGTCAGATATCCGGGTGCCACCAGCACGACCTTCGCGCCAAGGCGCGCGGCCTCGAGCGTTCGCGGATGCGGCTTTGCCCGCTGCGCGACGAAGATCGTGGCCCGCTTGCCCAGCGCTTTGGCGACGGTGGCCAGTGCCGTCTGCGCGCCGCCCTCGGGCGGGCTGGCATAGACCGCCTCCGCCACGCCGTCGAATACTTGGCCGATGAACCAGGCCTTGGTGCCGCCGGGGAACAGATCGTCGCGCACCACGGTGATGCTGCGGTGCACCTCAAGGATCGGGGCAATCATTCCGCGTCCTCCTCTTCGTCGGCTTCCTCTTCGATCTCACCGAACTCGACCTGCCCACAGGCCTCGGTCGCGCGCTTGGGATCGCCCTTGCAGAAGACCAGCACGTTCTGATGCGTCCGGCCCAGCTTGCGCGAGGCGGTGAACTGGCGGCCGACGCGGATCGGTAGCGAGCCGACGGCGGTGACGAGGATCGCGTCGTTGTAGAACTTGGCACTTGCCGCTTCGAAGGCTTCCACGGTCCGGCCAGGCAGGTTGACGAAGAACCCGTCGGCATCCCGGACATCGCCGATCACACAGACGGCGAAACGGTCGTCGTGCAGCCGGGCCACGGTGTCGCGGATGATGGCGGCGTAGGCGGCGAAGAAGGCGTCTTTGCCGAGGGTTGAGAGGTCCGCCGGATCGTCGGAGTAGACTTCCAGATTCCAGTAGGGCGGGCAGGAGAAGATCAGATCGGCGTCGACGCCCTTGGCCAGCTTCGCGATGTCGCGGCTGTCACCGGTGATCCAGCGCGGGGCGGGGCCGCCACTCAACCCGGCCTGGGCTTCGTTCGCGGCAACCTGCTCGCCGCGAAGTTCCACGCCGACGTATGACAGACCGAGGCGTGAGGCCACGACCCCGCGCACCGATCCGCCCGCGAAGGGGTCCAGCACGGTGCCGCCCGGCGGGCAGAACCAGCGATAGGCGATCTCGCACAGCACCGGATCGAAGATCGACGTGCCCGAGGCTGTCGGGGCCTCGGAGGGCTGGTAGTGATCGGCGAGGAATTCCTCGGTGGTCAGGTCCCGACCCAGTTCGGCCTCTTTCGCACGTTTCTTGGTATAGAAGCTCGGGTCGCCCGAGCTGTGCGACGGCATCAGCACCCCGCCGTTGGTCTTGTCACCGCCGACCTCATGCTCGCCGCGCATCAGGTCCTGCCCGAAGGTCCGGGCCAGTCCCTTAGCCATGTGCTGCTGCCTTTCCCGTGCGGCGCGCGGTCGCGGCCGCCGCCACCTGATCCGACAGGCCACCCTTCCCGAGGACCGCGCCGTCATGGAAGGCTTTCGCGGTGCCGGGCTTGTAGTCCTTGCGCGACCCGTTGCCGGGCATCGGGCTGCCGCCGGGACAGGCCCGGTCGCCCTCACCGCGGCCGAGTTCCGACCGGATGCCGAGATCGATCCACGCCCGCTTGCGGTCCTGCCACCAGCCCTTGCGGGCATCGAGGATCGAGAAGGGTGGAATGCCGAAACGCTCCGCCAGGGTGGCGGCAGGTGCCGCGGCAGGTACCGGTGCTTTGTCCTGATCGGCACCGCCCGCCTGCGCGCCGCCACCGAAGCCCATGCCATCGGCGGCAGGATCGTCCAGGCCGTCCAGCAGATCGTGAAGCTCGTCCTCCGAGAAACCGATCACTTCCAGATCGAAGGCCTCGTCGCGCAGCGCGGCGATTTCTGCCGCCAGCAGCTGCTCGTCCCAGCCCGCATGTTCGGCGATCCGGTTGTCGGCGATCACCAGCGCCCGGCGCTGCGCATCGGAGAGGTGGTCCAGGACGATCACCGGCACCTCAGTCAGCCCCAGCGACCGCGCCGCCTGCAGCCGGCCATGCCCGGCAATGATCACCTCGTCCTCGCCGATCAGGATCGGGTTGGTGAAGCCGAACTCAGCGATCGAGGCCGCGATCTGCGCCACCTGATCGGCGGAATGCGTCCGGGCGTTGCGGATGTAGGGCACCAGCCGGTCGGTCGGCATCATCTCGATCTGCATGGCGGCGGCCTCCGGAATGCGGAAGGCCGGGAGCAACCCCGGCCTTTGTGTCGTTTCGTGTCCCAGTTTCGGCACTGGCAACCCGGCAACCCAAGGGTGGCAACCCGGGGCGGAAACCCAGAAAAAATGTCTGGCACTGGCGGCTTGTCGGGCCTCTGCCCCCCGCATACCGACCCCGCCCGGGTGGAACCAAGGCGGGGGGGTGAGCGGCGATCCAGAAACGCGCCAGTGGCGCGTTTCCGCAGCGAACGCCCTGCCCGTGGCAGGGCCGGATAGCGAGGAGCGAGGCGTCTGGAGCGCCGCTGGTCTTTGGGATGGACGTCTGGACTCCTTGAGCCGCGCGCACCTTCCCGAAGCATATCCATTCCATAGGACGAAACGCCGGAATGTGTCGCGCAGTATGTTCGACGTGGTTTGCGGGTTTCGCGCCGGGTATCTGCGGTCGAATGCGGCGTCGGTCTTCATAGCAGCGTACCCGATGTGGAGGCAGTGGCGACTCGCTTCGCTTTCGGCTTCTCGTTTGCTGTCAGATGCTTGGCCACCGTCAGCAGGGCCGCTGCCCACCGCCGCCAGGCAGTCTGCCGGACGCATCCAGCATGGATACAGACTTGCCGCCATCTTTTTCCTTCGGCCCGCAGCCAGACGATCTTTGCGTCGTCCGGATCGAGCCAGCGCAGCCAGTCGATGCACTCGTCCATGCGCTGGATCTCGGCCGCCGTCGGCACGATCCTGATCCGGACCTCGGTGTAACCATAGGCGTGCTGCGCCTCCTGCACGTAGTCCGGCCAGGACTGGCCGTAGCCCCGGGGGCCGGAGCCGGCCGGGCTCGGCAGCCGGCGCAGGGTGATCGCCGCCTCTTCGAAGCGATCCTCGATCTCGCGCGGGCTCAGCGCCTTCCGACCCCCAGTCATTTCGCACCAGGGCGTGGCGCGGGTTTCGCCTGGCCTGGCTTCGGCCGCTCGAGGCCACGCAGCCAGGCGTTCACGGTCGCGGCCCGGTACAGAACCCGGCGACCAACCTTGATGCTCGTCGGCCCGGTGCCCCGTCCTTCCCACCGCGCCAGCGTGTCGGTGGAGATGCCAAGGTGCCGGGCGAGATCATCGCGCGTCACCAGCCCCTCGAACAGCTTGGGCAGGAGCGCAGGCGGCTTGGTCGGATCGGGCTTCATGGCGCTTTTCCTCGACAAGGATGCAGGGCGAACGGTAAGGGGGCGATCTTGATCGTCGGTCGTCGCTGGATCGGGCACCGTCACGCCCCCCGCGCCCGAAGGCGCTCCTCGGTCACGAGGCCGCGCGCCAGAAGCTCCGCGCGGATCGACGAGGAAAGGCTGTTCGGCGGAAAGAATCCGTCGCCGTTCACGCACCGGGCATAGAACGCCAAGATTTCCTCGCGGCTCGGCATCGGGGCGTCCGCCTTGGCGCTCTTGGCCGCCTTGCCACCTATCCTGGGCTGGACGCCCTTCGCCGCATCAGCCCTTCGGCGCGCCGCCGCCTCTGCAGCCTTGGCCATCGCCCGGTCAAGCGCTTTCGGCCCGTCCGGCGCTTCGGGGATATCCCTGCGCCATGCCTGCGCGGTTTCGATGATCTGCTCCTCGGATAAGCCCAGCCGGTCGATCCAGCCGCGCACATGTTCCCCAGCACTTTCGCCCTTCCACCACCCCGGCAGCCAGACGGCGGGATCGTGGCCGACCGTCCGGAGCAGTTCCCCGAAGAAATCCTCGAAGCCCGGTCGCGGGCCCGCGCGCTCTTCTTCTTCTTCTTGT